CAGCTTGGAGAATTCGAGAACGATGGCTTCGAGTTCGCCAGACGTCTTAACCCGGTTAAAGGCTCGCGGCTCGGTGTAGAACTTGTTCATCATCTGGCGAATGATGTTCAGAAGGTCCGACTGGAACTCGTTCTTCTGATCCATGTGAAGAACCATTCGAACCGAAGCGCCCTGCATCCTCGACTGAACCTCAACCCCCGACGTCGGAGCGTTCGGCGCGACTCCCGTTGAGACGTCGGTCACACCGCTCGTCTCCTGGAAGTCCCGCTTCAGTGCCTCGTCGATGATCTGGTGCATCTGTGGGTTGTAGCCGGTGGGCGAGAGGTAGTGGGCGAGTCCCATGAACGGAGCCGGAACCGGGACCGTATCCCCCGGAATGTTCCCGAGATGGCGATACGCCGGGACCTCGGCCGGAACTTCGAGCGGCCCATTCCCCGCTAGGCGCATGAAATCGATGCCTTGAGCGATGTTCTTGTTGAGGGCCTGCTGACCCTTCTTGAGGAGCGCCACTTCGCCGTAGCCCCAGAATCGACGCGGGATCCGGTAGTGGTTGTACTCAGCAAAGGGGAAGACCTCATCGAGTTCGTAGGGAGACTCGCCGTCGAAGAGAAGCGCCGTATCCGTCATCGCGATTAGGCGACCGTTCGGATACATCTCCTTCTTCACGAGATCGGTCTTGTACGTAGGGGCCATCATCGTGTTTTCGAGCGAAGCCGAGCCGCACTCTGGACAACGCGGCATCGAAGGATCCGAAGGCGGGTCGAAAATGGCCCCAGAAGATTCGAACTCGTTGCCGCATCCCTGGCACTTGTGGCCAAGAGCGGGAGGCTTGTCGATGACGGTCTGAAGGTCGTAACTGACTTGCGGGTCCTTGATCCAGATGAAGGCGACGTTCGCCCTCCGATCCAGGATGGCCCCCTCTCGCGTGAGCCCGAATTCCCCGGTCGCGCCGCCGTAGATCAGTTCGTCTTCGGTGCGCGTGTAGTGGATATCCCCAAGCTTCCCAATGGTGCGGTTCGTCGGAGTCACGAGTTGCCAGGTATCCGGGAAGATCTTCCGAATCATGCTCATGTCGAGTTCCGGTTCGTAGATCACGAAACGGCATTCGCGGAGCGTCGATTTGGAGGGATCGGGATAGAAACGGGTGGGATCAACGAGTTCGAGATTCAGTTCATACATCCCGGACCATTCATTCCGGGTCGGGAAGACGTGAACGATTCCCTTTCCAAGCGTGGCACCATCGAACATGACGTCTCGGGTGTACTGCTCCCATCGGAGACGCTCCGCCTCGTGCTTCACGGCAGAGGCGATGTCCTGGCATTCCTGGAAACTTACGATCTCATCGAGGGGCTCGCATCGCACCGTCGGCTTCTGGCCGAGGATTGATCCGATCTTGAAGTTGATGACTGCGAAGGTGTAGTTGCGGACGTTCCGGTTCTTCCAGCGCTCTCCCCACCAAGCCTTGAAACTGTTCGGGGTGGGCCATTGGTTCTCGCCCATCGCGAAACGCTGGTCTTCATAGAAGCTTGCGGTGAAATTACGCGCCTGCGGGCGTGCCGAATCGAGCAGAGCTTTGCCCAGCTTGTAGCCAGGCATATCCGTCGTCTTCGCAGCCTCTGCGGCGCGAGGGTCGTCAGACATCCATGTCCCCCAATGAGATCCGTCCTTGGATCTCAGCTACTAAAATGCGACCTGAACGTTTAAACAGTCAACGAATTTAGTACCCGACCCACGAATTTTCCCCCATCCCGTAGTTCGTCCGATACTTGTCCCAGGACTCGTACTTCGGAGCCGGGTTGATCCGGTTCACCGCCAGGGCGATCCCGGCCGCCAGGACGTGGTCGTCGTGCTTCCCCTCCTGGTGGTCGATCCGGTTGTCCTTGTTGACGATCATGTTCATCATCTCTCGGATTAAGTCCTCGCTACCAAAGAAGTTAGGCATGCTGAGGCAGTCCTTGAGCGTCGAGAAGACGAGACCTCGGGAATGGACATCCGTCCGGAACCCGTAGCTACGCTTGAACTCTCGGCTCTTGGCGATGAAGTCCTGGCGCATGTAGAGGTTCCCGTAGACCGGCATCAGGTTGGCGATCGTGGCTCCTCCGGCTTCGGAGTTAACCTCGACCGCAGCCAGCGCGTTGTTGTAGTAGCTTCCGAGAGCCGCAATAACGTCACGGGCGAAAAGGGTCGGTGCCATACGATTAGAGGCGAAGTAGGCAACTTCGACGGGGAGTTCTCGGTCCCAGACGGAGACGACGCTTCGGTCGCGTCCGACACCCATGCTTGGGTCGGCTCCCAGGATGTATTCGCGCCCGCGCTGGGGCTTGGCGAGGACGAGGAGGTCTCCGGCGGGATCCTCTTCGAGGATGGGTGCGACCATTCCGCTTCCAAGGCGGCCGGAACGGATCTTGAACCGTCTGCCTCCCTTGGCTCGTTCGAGGGCATCGAGGAGATGCTTCCCGTCGAAGGCAGGGAAGGCTCCGAGCATGGTGTATTGGCCGTGGATTCGGACCTGCTCTTCGTAGATGTTCTCGCACTTCTTCCGTTCATTCTCGATCGCCTCGCGAGTCAGGAACCCGCCCTTCTCAATATCGCAGTCGAAGAGCGAGAAGTTGAAAGCCTGGGTTCCGTTGAACCGACAGGCAGAGTCCTCTTTCCAGAGGTAGTCGTAGCTCCAGCTATAGCCGTTAACGGGTGTGACTGTCATAAAGAGGCGGAGCGGCCAGCCGGGCTTCGTCCGCTTCAACGACTCCTTGAAGATCTTCAGCCCCTCTTCTCCAGCCCACTCCTCGTCGAACCAGATCGCCAAGCACCGCTCCCCTAGGAACTTGTCCACTCCGGACTCGCAAGCCTTGAAATAGCATTCGGAGTGCCACGGAGCCGGGAGGGTGATCTTCATGTCCTTGGCGCTGAATTTGGTCCCCTTGGGGGCCATCTCCATGATGGTGCGACGCTGGATCGGACCGAGATTCACATGGTCGAGGGCGACCGCCCAGCAGCGGTTCGGATAGGGATAGTGCTCGCCGCGAAGGTGGTTGTAGCCGGTGAGGTAGGAGATGATTTCGTAGGCTCCGGCCCATGTCTTTCCTCCACCGTTGGGGCCGGTGAGGAGCCGGATGGGTGCGACCGATCGGTGGAACTGGTCTCGAAGCTTGGGGATGGGTGTGTAATACCGCCAAGGGCGGTCTTTGCGGGCCTTATCTAGACGCCGGAATACCTCTTCAGGGGTTTCCGGGGTCGGAGGGCTCGACATCCGTGATCTCCGTATTCAAGATCCGATCAAGGAGCCCAGAGGAGCGCATGTTGAGAAGCGCCGCCTTGATCTCGGAGTCTTCTTGAATACCGCCATCCTTGGCGTTATTGACCTGGACGTTGACGCCAACGTTCTGCTGGACCGTCACGCCGCCCGATTGCCGGATGAATCCGGCGATTTCAGCTAGAAACTTCGCCGCCCTCGGATCCCTTCCGACGACGGCAAGCTCGTACTGGCTCTGGATCACGTTCGGCATCATCAGCACGACAGCTTCGTTGATGCGCCGCTTGATCGCAGCTAGGACTCGGGGGTTTCGCTGCTCTTTTCGGACAAATCCTGGAGTGACTCCCAGTCGTTTGGCCAGAAGAGCAACATCGTGGGGATCTTTGGCTCCCCATCGGACTCGCATCCCGTCTGGGAGGCTCCACCACGAGGCCATTGACTCAAGGACGTCGTCTGAGAGTCGTCCTTTGACGGCTCCCGATTCCCCCGCCGGGAGCGTCCTAATTTCAACCGGGTAATCCGACATTCCGTTCCATCCTTGGATTCGTCGTCGGTCACGAAAATTCCCTTTCGGCCGCCAGGATGTCCTCGTCCGTTACGGCGTCGCCGTCGTTCGGGATCCCTCGGCTCTTCCTGTTCGCGAGGATTTCATCAAACATCCTTTCCGATTCCTCCGCAAGCTCTTTCGCCAGCGCCTGCGCCCTTCTTCGTTCCTCCGCAACAGCTTCCGGGTTCAGGGTCGCGTTGAACACCCTTGCCTGACCGACCACGATGGAGTCCAGCATTCGTTCCATCACGGCTAGCTGCTGTTGGAGGAGATTGAACCCGGCTAGTTTCGTTTCGATCGTGGCGAGCTTCTCTTCGATGCGGGCAAAAGCGGAGTCCAACTCGAAATTCTCAGGCATCCTTGCCTCCTAGAAAGAAGAACGGCCGGGGCATCGACGAATCCCCGGCCGTTTGATTATAACGGGCGTCGCATCGAGAAACTCTCTCCGGAGACTCCTCGACTAGCTGCCACGACGCCCTCCAGGGCGCGGGAGCCTAGTACTAGCCCCCGGCACTCCACCAGTCCCACAGGGTGGAAGAGCCCCGCGCTGACGTGGTGAATCTAGCAAATCGCTAGACGGTTGTCAAGACATTCTCCTCGACCGATTCG